CGCCCCCACCTGCGAACCGTTGCGTCCCGCATCCTGATTGCTCGACTCTGTAGCGGGCACTCCCGAGCATGTCTGACTTGGTAGGGGAGGCTGGATTCGGACCTGCAACCTCCGGCGTATCAGACCGGCGCTCTACCAGTTGAGCTACTCCCCATCTGTGGCGGCGGCCCCCGAGTAATACCTGCCGCCGCCTATCTGCGCCTTTTTCCGCCACTCACGGGCTGGTTACCGTTGGCCGGACTCGTCTTAGCCCGAACACTCGGCGGTCGCCGTCTCTGGGGCGTCCCCCATCGCAGACCCCGGCGCCGGGATAGAGAAGCTCGGACCGCGTGAACTAGAAGCAGGTCCTTCGCACCGGCATAGTCTTGTATCGGTCACTCAATCGCCCCCGTGGTCAGGTACACGACGCTGTCCGCCAACTCCTCGAGCACGTTGGTCAGCCGCGTCTCCGCATCCCACCGATAGGCCGCGCTGCCGTACTTCGCGAACCCCTTGCGGAACCTGTCGCGCGCCATCTCGACGATCAGGGGCGTGTGATCCTTGAGAATGTCGTGGAGGTACTCGGCCTGTACCTCGGCCAACTCCTCGAACATAAACTCCTGCACCCGGAACGGGACGTCGAATGTGTCCACCATTTTGTCCGCGTCTTTTCCCTGCAAATCATCGTGCGTTTCGACGGCTGGCTCCTCGTTCCTGTCCTTGACTTTGTCCAGCCAATACGACGGCCCAGCAACCGTTACTAGCGGCTCGGCATCGTGACGGTTACCGTCCTTGTCGGGCATCCATCGCAGCTCCTTCTCGCCGAAGAAGTCGCCCGGCATCACGGTTTCGCCCGTGTCGGGGTCGAGGTAGCAGGTGCCGATGCGATGTGACGGTGCTGCGTTACTCACGGAGTCCGTTACTTGCGCAGCCTCATCGCACCCTGTCGCGTCATGTTTCCTGTCGCAGGAAATAACGGGGCTGCAGGAAACATCGCACCCCAGGCTGTCATTCTGTTCGCGTAACCCGTCAGAATCAGGCAGGTTACGCGAGTGAATTGGCAGCGCGTTCGCGGGGTACGCGATGGGCAGGTCGAGCCATGCCCATGCTGGCGGCGTCGAGGTAGTCAAGCCGTCGCTCCAAGCGGGTAGCGCTCGGGGCAGACTACCTTGACGATCTTGTTGAGCACCATGCCGGAATCATCAGCCGCCGGGGAGAATGCGACGACCGTATTCTCCAACAGGTCGAAATCATCACGCCGCCATACCCCCACCTGGGTGCCCGGCTTCTGGTTCTCTGGGCCGAAGGGGACGATTATCCAGTCCTCGTACTCCAGCCATCCCTGAGTCTCCTCGTCGCCGCCGAGGCTGCCGACCACAAACACGAAGCCCTCGTTCTGCCGGTTGTCGACGAGTGCTTCCTCTAGCCTGCAAAGGGTCATCCACTGAGGGAAGCCCTCGCTCAGGAAGTGGACGAAATACCCCGCCTTGCCGGTCTCGCAGAGGTAGTTGATAATGCCGCATGGAGTGGACTCACGAAAGGCATCCTCGTCTTCGGAATCCCCATACGCGCAAGTATCTGGGTCCCTGTCCGGGAACATCCGAAAATCTATCAGGTCGCAAAACTCGTTCAAGTCATCCTCTTCTCGTCGTCAAAGTCCGGCAGCGATGCGATCTGCATCCGTGTCGCCGCCAGCTCTCCCCACTCCCGCAAAAGAGCGATAACGTTCGGGGATTCGCTGATGCGGTTGCAGTCTGCGACCGCGATGTCGAGCCAGCGGTCGTGCCCTATCACCATGATCATCGCGTCGATGTCAGCCGCCCACTCCAGGACTGATGCCCTCAATTCCCTTACCGTTTGCCCGCTCACGCGGCCACATTCCCCTCATGCCTCATGGCAACGTGCCTCTTCCTATGGCAAGAGCGGCACAGCACGACGCACTTCTCCAGCTCGTCTTCGAGCGTGTCGAGCGGGCGGCGGGACATGTGGGAGATTATGTACAGCTTCGTGGCCGGGTCTACGTGGTGATGTACGAGCAGTCCTTCGTGGGTTTCGCAATCCTCGCAGCCGCTATTCGCCCTCAGGACCTGCAGCCACTCGGTGAACTCGGCCCGTTCCTGATGATCCTTCTCGCGGATGGCATCCCTGTTATCTGCTCGGTATGTGGCGTGGTAGGCGAGGATCTGCTCCTCGTGATCATCCTTGTAGGATGCCTGCCGCGCGAGCACCTCATCCTTGTGGCCTGCGTAGTAGGAGGCGTCGTAGGCGCTCTTAGCGTCCCTACAGGCGACGCAGCGACAGCCGTGGTGCCGGTACTGATTCTGCGACCCGTGCTGGCCGCGGGCGCTCACGTCGACTCGCGGTCAATAGGGGTCATGAGACACCCGCAGTTCGTCGAGTGTGGGGAACCAGTACTCCATGACCTCGAGGTTCGTCTCCTCGTCGTGGTGGCGATCCGACCAGAGGCACCACAACCGGACGCCTGTGGACGTGCGGCGCAGCTTCACCACGTTATCGTCGCTGCCAAACTGTTCCTCGCCGTCATAGAACACCTGTACTTGACGCGGCCGGAACAGGCGGCGGCGGATGCGGGCTTCTAGGACTGTCACTCCGTCACCGCCTTGACCGTCGCGCCATACCTGCTCGGATACACCAGGAACCGCTGCATCCCGATGTCAATCGGGTCGAGGTCGAAGTCCTCGGCGTAGCAGGAGCCGTCCTCGAGATACGATTTCAGGTAGCCGCCCGATAGCGCCGCGTACACCTTCCGGTCCTTCAGCCTGTTGAATGCCCGGTTCCCGCCCGTGCGCGGCTCAGACGCTGCCCCCGTGAAGTGGCAGTGGCCGCGCGCGAGGATGTCCACCCCGTCCCAGTGCCGAAGTTTGCCCAACAGGTTGTTGAGTAGGGTCGACTTGTACTTGGATACGCGCCTGCCGTGGTGCAGGTTGAGCTGTACCTCACAGGCGTGCTTGTGCGCGTCCGTGAACACAATCTTGACCAAGGCCATACCTCGCGCGGCGGCGTCGGCCCGGCCCATGCCGTCGAGGGCGCGCAGGTTGATGTCCGTATGGTGGTAGCTGGAAAACTTCCCGTCGTGGTTGCCCCACAGCGAGACGAGGCATTTGTCGATAACGGGGGACTCGAAGGCCACGCGGTCGGCGACCACTACGTCCGACAACCGGCCCATGTCCTTGGGCGCGATGAAGTCCCAATCGACGTGCTCGGGGTCGTACCGCTTGTCATCGAATGCGATGCAGTCGTACAGGTCGCCGAGGGTTACATACATGGCCTTCGGCTCGGCGGCGATCTCGTCACGGTCGCGCGTCAGGACCTGCTTCGCGCAGTTGGCGTTCCCCTTGTGCCAATCGCTCCAGAGGTACAGCGGGAAGCAGTCCCCCTCCTCGAATTGGCGACGCACAGTAATCATCCGCACTAGCTACGCTCCTTATCGGGTACCCCCAGCATAGGCGGCGCAAGTGGGGACGGAGGGGACTGGTGGGGACGAACAGTTGCAGTGGACGGAGAACTGTGCTACCCGCGCGCGTCAATTCGTCTTATGGGGTCACGCGGTGATCTTCGCAAATCCATAATACTTTCCAGGACACGCCGTACTGTTCCCGGACATGTTCTTGTGCTGCCCGTCGGGCCGCCCGTACTTCTTGTGCAGGTAGCGGGAGACTGCCTGCGCGGCCTTGAACTGCGCGGCCGGCATGTCGTCGTGTGCCTCGTAGTTGCCTTCCAGGCAGACACCGTGCCAGTCGTTGTGGCCGAGGCAGTGAGCGCCCATGGTGTTCTCGGGACGACCGGCGTAGACCTTGCCGTCGCGGCGGATGTAGAAGTGATACGCGATGCCGCGATCCCCGATATTGAGGTGAATCTTGTGGATGAACAGCGCGGAGCCGAACCCCACAGAGTGATGCCAGACGGTGCCCGGAGGAGGGCCACGCCGCGCGACCGGGGCACCGTTCCACTTGTAGTTCGGATGGAGGATGTGGAGTTCCGGCACGAGGTCGGGGAACAGGCAGGCGACGAGCTGGTCTGTCTTGCGCGCCGACTGCGTGATCTTCTTGCCGTGCTTCCGCATGTGGCCGGATGCGCGCCAGGCGAGGGTCGCCTTGCCGAGCCCCCACAGGGGATTCGTGGTGCTGGGGTTGCCGGCGTCGAGCTTGTGTTCCTTGGCGTACTGCAGCATCTTTTGGGTCGTGGCAATGTTCGATGGCATGGTGTTTCCTATCTGGCGACGAATGCGATGACGAGGCTGCCGATGGCGACCAGCCCCATGATGATGTTGAAGACCAGTCCCTGATTCTGCTCCTTGCCTTCCCCCACTCCGCCTTGCGCCGCCTGGACGCTCTCGTTTTTGCCGACGCGCTCCTTGAGGTCGATGATGGTCCTGTTCACGCCCTCGATGGCGGTGGTGAATGTCACGGTCAGCTGCTTCAGCTGTTCGTTGGTGGCGTTCTCCGACTTGTTGATGCTCAAGGCCGATGCCGTGGTCTGTTCCTTCACGGCTTCCTTGGCTGCGGAGAGGGCCGCTGCAAGGCTAGCCAGAGCATCCTGCTTCTGTTCAACCCGCGAGTCCTCAACCAGGCTCATCTCCCGAGCCACAGCCTCGAACTTCTCGTTGCGGATGTTCTGTTGAAGGTCGACGTGCGACTGCAGGTTCAGGTCCGCCGCAATGCGAGACTCGGATTCGTGCTTTATCTGTAGCGCGATGGACTCCCGGAGCGTGCTTATCGCGCGCTGCAGGGCCTCGGTCGTGAGGATGGTCGGGTCGGGGTGGGGCACGCTGCCGCCCATCAAGCTGTATGTCGGGTTGTCGGTCATCCTCGGCTCCTCATATGTACGTGCCCTCCACGTCCTGCCACTTCCAGCCGCGAATCGTCCCGTACCGGGCGTGATGGCGCGGCATCTTCGGCTTCTTCTTGTCCTTGCGGTGCTTCCACTTCCAGTACTCCGCGAACGAGACGCGCTGCTTAGTCTTCGTCCGCACCCGGTGGGCCCCGACGTAGCGCCCCTTGGTCGGCATGCGGTCGGGGCCGTTGTAGGCGTATGCCTCCGCCGCGCCGATGGTCAGCGTCGCGATGCCTCCCTGGTGCTCGACCTCACTGACGAGGAACGGGCCGGCGGTCGCGGCGTCGAGGCTGCCGACGTTCTGCACCCAGTCCCAGGCGCGAATCACGTCGGCGGGCCGCTCGTTGCCGTTCGCGTCCTGCACGACGTAGGGGATGGTGACGGGGCCGCTCACGAGCCGGTGCAGGTAGTGGTATCCCTGCTCCGCGTAGAACGCCGCCTCGACCACCGTCAGGTCGCCACCGTCGGTGAGCGCGGAGCGGGCGGAGGCGCTCCACGGCTGCGCGGTCGGGTTGTAATAAATGATCTGCGGCGTGCCGTCGGGCAGCGTGGCATCGCCGAGGATGTTGTACGCGACGCCCACGAAGTCGACCGACTGCTCCTCATCGACCTCGACGCCCCATTCGAGGCCCGGCGTGAGCTGCTCGGAGACGGTCCACAGACGGGAGGCGTCCGGCGGCGCGGTCGGCCGGTTCTTGATGACGAGCTGATTGGCGAAGATGCCACAGAGCGGCGGGAAGGCGGCCTTGGTGAGCGCCACGGCGATGCCGTCGGCCGGGGTCATGAACGGGTCGAGCATGAACGCGGTGAGCGGGGCGCCGATGGGCTCAGTGATCGGACCCGGAGCACCCGGGCGCACGTCGGTATCGATGGCGGCGACGATCTCGTCAACGCGCGGGGCGGTGGTGCGGTCGATGTAGATGCGCAGGTTGCGAATCTGCAGGAATGTGTCGGCGGTCAGCGTGACGTCGGCCTCACCTTGGACCATGAAGATGAGAGCCCCTGGTACGAAGCCAGGCAACTCAGCGTCAACGTCGAAGTCGGCCGACCCGCTTCCCGGAGGCTGCACGTCCTCGAAGAAGAAGGTGAAATTCGACCCCGCATCATACGGCCCGTCTTGAAGACTGGCGACGCAATACATGCTCGTCGTGTTGCCTCCGGTGATCCAATCAAAGGTGACCCGGTTGATGTGCGAATCGGGGTTCATGCCCCCGAACAGCCAATAAGCCACCGCGATGCCTTGATTTACCTTCAGGTCCCCACCCTTGGGGAACATGAGTAAAAGCTGGCCGTCGGTGTCCGTGGTGACGGCGGCGCTGGGAAGCAGATAGACTAGCGCGGCAGCGGGCTCGGAGACCTGTACCCACTCGTCATACCGCGTCTCCACGAACCCCTTGCACCACGGCGCGCAGTGATGCAACACGTCCCAGCCGCCGGCGCAGTCGAGCACGTATGCGAGGTCCTGCGGCTGCGGCTTGTGCACGGCGACCACGTGTCCCAGCCATTCGCGCCCGCCGTCGACGATGATCTCGACCGCGACGTCACGCGCGAGCCCGTTGATGGGTACCTCGTTCTCGCTGGCCACCGGGATGTCGATGGTCGCCGACGCCTCGCCGCGCTCGCTCATGCTGCGGTGCAGGGTGTCGAGGTCGACCAGCTCGGTGATGTCATTGCCGGCGACCTTGACGCAGTAGGTGGCCAGGGTCGGCTCGACCTGGCGCGGAGGTTCGTACAGATGGAAGGGCGCGAGCGGGGTCGCGGCGATGGTCGCAAGTTCGGCCCGCTGCGCCGCGTAGGCAGTCTCCCCCACGCCGTCCAGATTCTCGCCCGGGGTGGATGCGTCGTTCGACTTCCACAGGAACCAGCCCGTTCCGTAGAAGTTCCAGCCCGCCGCCTGTACCTCGGCAAAGATTTTCGAGAGGCCGACCGAGGGAGGCATAGCGAAGGGGCCAGCCGTGGTCTGCTTGAACGCCTGCATGCAGACCAGGTAGTTCGTCTCCCCCGCTGCGTCGAGGGCTGCCTTGAGCGAGATGAGGTTGTTCCTGAATCCGTCGAGCGCATTCGCCTCGAGGCCTGCGCTCGTGACTAGCCCGGTGGTCCTGGAGATGCAGCCGAAGTGGGGCGGGCTTGGGGTATCGTCATACTTGTAGACGTAGGACACGCCGGCCGAACCCGCGTCCATGGCGAACACGTCGTGAACGTCCGGGGAGTAGGCCCCTGCCACGAGGGCGTAGTGAGTCTCCCACACCTGCCCCGCCGGGTGCGCGGCCTTGATGGTGTTGTAGACCTGCTGGCGGGTCGCGATAGGGTACTCCGCGCCGCCCTCGTCGTCGGCGTACCAGCCCCAGACCGCCGGATGCGTCTTCCACTTGTTGACGTAGGCGGTGAGGTTGGCCAGTTCGTTGCCCTCGGTCATCATCTCCAGCTCGCCGACGCCCACGTAGGTGGCATTGTTGCCGGCCGTGATGTAGAGACGGTAATAGACGTAAGGCGTGGCGTTGGCGATGTCGAAGACCTTGCGCTCGTTCAACAGCGCGGCCCAGTCGGTGATGTCCGTCTGGGAGTCCAGCGTGTCCCACGTGGCGCCGTCGTTGCTCCCCTGGAGCTCCCACGTCTTCGGCGGACGCGGGGACGCTTCATTACGCGACGTGACGGCATAGCGCGTGACCACGTGCGCAGATGCGAATTGGTATCGGAGCCAGAAAGGAGGGCCGCTCGATGATGAGAACCATCCGTAGATGTCGGCGTTCTGGTGGTCAAGCGCCTTCCATGCGGCGTAACCTGGGTTCAGCTGGCTGCTCGACGAGGCCACGCCGCTGGGGGCCGTGTTCGAGGTCATCGTGGGGATGATGTTGGCGGTGTAGCCCGCCGGCCCCAGCATCTTGTTCGGGCGACCCGAAACCACGTACTTGCCAAGGAACTGGACTTCGAGCATGGTCTGCAGGCCGGCGGCGTGGAGCGCGTCGAGATAGGCCAGCATCTGCGCATCGGACGCCGAGACCGGCCGGCCTGCCCATACAGGCCCCTGGCTCATCTGGGCGCTGAAGAGCACGTCGATGCCCGCCGCGCGGATGGTCGCCAGGTCGGCCGATATCTCGGAGAGGTACGAGTTTGTCCAGAGGAACGCCGTCACCGGGTCACTTCCATAGCGCGTACCGCGGGACGGCGGCGATGACGAGGTTGCCCTCGATGGTCGTGAAGCGGGCCGCGTCGTGACGCGCGCCGGGGACCATGAAGATGCTCTGCTCACCGACGGCGGACATGCCGCCGGAGCGGCCGCCATCATAGGCGACGTTCCCGTTGTAGACCGTGCCGTCGTAGCCGAGGGTGATCATGTACGAGCCCGCGTCGGCGCTCGGGAAGTGGACTGATGCCCAACCCCAGGTCGTCGGCATGAGCGCGAGGTAGTCGAGGGTTGCGACGCCCCCTCCGTTGAGCCACCAGAGCGCCGGAGCTTTCCATGCCGCCCCCGGGAATGACATCTTGTAATAGGGCAGGTGCACCGCCTGCGGCATCGGTTCCAAGGAAAAGGCGGCCCCGGTATTGGCAAGGGCGATGCCATTCTCCGTCACAAAATAATCGGCGAAGCGCAGATTGTTGGTCCCCGCGCCTTCCTGCGCTGCGCGGACCAGTGGCAGGTACGTCCCCGGCGGCAACAGGCGGTCGTCGATCTGCCAGCTCGCCCACGCCGTGCCCCCGCCGTAGTTCGACGCACGGCCGCCATAGGCGCCCGTATGGGCACCCGTCACAACCTGCACGCCCGTGTTCGGCGTCGTGAACCGGGTCACGTTGACGGAGCCCCCCGCCGTGACGGCAACGGGGATGGTGAAGTTGTTCGCGTCGAGAACCGTAACGACGTAGGGGATGCCGTTGGTGGCCGGGGTCGTACCCCCGTTCCAAAACTCCACCGTCTGGCCCGTGGTGAGTCCGTGCCCCGGCAGGTTGACATGGGCGGGGTTTCCGGTGGCAATCGTGCCGATGTAGCTGTATGCCGCGTAGCACGAAGGCTTGAGCAGCGAGAGTAGCGGCGTCGTCTGATTCGGCAGCATGCCCATGTACAGCGCGTGAACCGCGTCGCTGGTGGGGTTGAAAGCGATGTTCAGCGGCGTCCGGTAATCGCCCGGCACGTCGATGTTAATGACGTTCGGCAGGGTGACGGACTGGCTGTAGACGATCTGCGTGGGGCCGTAGGCGTAGGGCTCGCAGGTGAAGGAAAACGCGCAACTCGCCAGGACGGGGGCTCCGTCAAGCTCGAAGAGCTCGTCCAGCGGCTGCGATGCTCCGCGGCTCGGCAGGACGTTCAGAGTCACCGCGCCCGTCGCGCCTGTCGACTGCAAGGTGAGCGTCGTGCCGACCGTGACGAGGGAATTGATGGCCCGAATCTGCGCGATGGCGTCGTCCTTGCTCGCGCCCTCGAGGTGCAGCGTGCCGGCCAGTTCGCGGGTTTCGTTGTGGTCGACGGACAAGACGCGCGGCACGCCGGAGCGGTTGCCTTTGGCGGTCACGAGGTCCTGGAGGATATCGGCGAACTTGAGGTCGCTGAGCACGAGCCGCAGATTGATCGGCCCGGGCAGCTGAGCGAGCAGTACGGCCATTAGTAACCCCTCGCGATCTCGCGGGTGCGCTGCATGAAGGCGTCGGCGGCGGCTGAGCCAGCGTCTTCGGAGTCCCCGTAGTCACCGGGCGGGAGAACGACGCTGACGCTGCCGAAGGTGAGGTTGGTAACGTTACTGCTGCCATCGCTGCCGCGGGACGATCCGCTGAGCGCGCTGGCGCCGTCTGCGGTGTTGAGCGGGACGACTGCCTCGGGGCCGGACTCGCCAATGAGCGCGAATGTGGGGCGCGTGACGACGGCTCCGGTGGCTCCCGCGAAGTGGCCGCGATAGGAGCCGTGCGAAAGCGCGTTGACAGCAGCGTCTCCGGCGGTGCGCGCCGCCGAGCCCATGTTGTTGAAGGCACCAGTTACTTGGCTGATTGAGTTGATGAGCGCCGTGTTGTTGACGTTGCCCATCTGTATCTGGCGATTCGCGTTGGCCCGCATTTTGTCCATGCGCGCCTCGGCGGCGGCCATGGCCGCATTGATCTTCGGCATTACGGTATTCTGCGGGCGCCAGTCCTTGAACAGGCTCGCCATGATGGTGTCGGCCTGCTTCTTCGTAACGTGCAACGTCGACATGATGCGGTCGCGGATGCTGCGCAGTTGCGAATCGGTGTGCTTCCCCTTGATGTCGCCGAACTCGAAGCCCTTGTCAGTAAGCTTCTGAATGTTCGTCATCTCTTCGCGGATGCGGTCGAATGCGGGGCCGGTGGCGGTGGCGGCTTTGGCGCCGAGCTTCGACATGGCATCGCCGGTGGCCTCGGCTGCATTCTTGACATCCTGCTGCACTTTGGTCAGAAACGGCTTGTCGTTGCCCATCAGCTTGCTGAACCAGTCGCCCGGGCCTGTGAGTATGGCGCCTGACGTGCTGAAGAAGTCCTGCCAGAATGACTTCTTGGCGGTACTGTTCGCCGCGGCTTGCTTGAGTCCAGCGTCCAGGCCCGTTACGAAGATCGTGGTGATGCCGGCAGCGGCACCTGCTGCGGGGACGAACCTGACGGCGACGGTTCCGAGGCCCTTCGCGGCCGCCCCACCTGCCGCCGCTCCGCCTCCGCCTGCGGCCGCCGCTCCAGCGCCGCCCGGAACTACCACGGGGACGCCCCCGCCGAGTCCGCTCAGCGCCTTCCCCATCCTGAGCATGGAAATCTTGCTCATAATGGTGAGCACGGGGCCGGCGGCGGCGAGTACCCCAGCGAATGCGACGACGGCTGTCGTTCCCGCGGGGCCTAGTTCGTCGAGCGCCCCGGCGACCTTACCGACCGCCGTAGCGATATTCGCGGCAGCCGGCAGCAGCACGTCGCCGATTCTGACCGCAGCCTTGCTCAGATTCGCTAGTGCCTCTTTCCACTTTGCGGCGGCGTCCTCGCCCTGCGCCTCAATCGCCTTTTGGAACGCTCCGCTGGTCGCGTTGTCTACGATCTGCTTCTGGACTCTGGCATAGTCTTTCGTGTTGGCTATCAGGGTCAAAATCGCCTGAGACGACTTCGCCCCGAACATCTTGGTGAGGTCCGCGGTCTGCGCCGTCTTGGAGAGCCCGTCCAGGTGGTCTTTCAGCAGATTGACGGCGGCGGGCAGGCCGCCCTTGCGTATTGCGTTGGCGAGGTCGAACTGCTTCAGCCCGATATCGTCGAGCACCTTTGACATCTTGTCTGTCGGCGCTGCCATGGCCGCGAACGCCATCTTGAGGGACATGGCCGCGCGCGTTGCTGGGATGCCGCGCGAGGTCAACATGGCGATGGCGGCGCCAACGTCTGTCAGCGAGGCCCCGGCCTGCTTTGCGTTGACCATGATGCCGGTGCCCATGGCGGACACGTAGTCTTCCAGGCGCAAGTTGCCGGCGCCGATGGTCGCGTTGATGGTAGCCGCGGCCTGGTTGAAGTTCTGCGCCCCGGAGATGCCAGACTTGAACGCGCTCGCGACGGCATTCGTGGTAGTCTCAAGATCGCTACCGCCGACAGATGCGAGGTGCTCGGAGGCGGTCAGCGCATCCATCGCATGCGCGTTGTCCATGCCCACGGACTTGAGGTGGTAGAGCGAGTCGGCAAGTTCCTTGGGGCCGTGCTGGACGTCTTTCATGTTGAGGACGGCGTCACTAAGGAACTTGACGTCCTTGGCAGTCCCGCCGGCCTGCGTCTGAATGAGCGTCATCGATGCCTCGAAGTCGGCGGCCATCTTGACAGACACGGCGCCGGCCGCGGCAATCGGCAGGGTGATGCTCCTCGTCAGCTGCCCGCCGAGGTTCGCGAGGCCCCTGTTCCTTGTAACTCCATCCAAGCCGCGGTCGAATGCGCTTGTGTCGAGGCCCAGCTTGGCCATCAGGTCGGCAACTACCATCATTCACCTGCCTTTGGGAAGCTTGCGAAGTACGCCGGCGCGTCGGCCGCGGTCAGCGGCCTGGACGCCGTGCCCCGGCGGATTGCGTAGCCGTACACCGAATCGGCTGACAGCCCGGCGAGGAGCGCACGGAAGCGCCGCCAGCTCATGCCGGCGTCCAATTCGTGAAGCAGGTCCATTGAGTATTCGCGGGCAAAGTCAGCCTCTACCGCGACCCAGTTTTCAAGGAACGCATAGGCCCCTTCTTGGGGGCCTCGGCTTCCCCCTCTTCGCTCGCGCCGGCGCCGTTGTAGGCCGCCATGATGGCGTCCATCAGGACGACGACCTGGTCGGTCGTCATGCCGCCCTCAAGCCACGCATCGAAGACCTCCGCCGGCACCATCTCGCCCAGCATCCTGAGCAACTCGCCGCCGCCCAGCTCCTCCTGCGCGTGGCCGCTAGCCTCACGCAGGAGGATGTTGAATACGGGCTTGGCGGGCATGGCTGAGAACAGTTCCCAGTCGCGGCCCTGGAAGTTCTTGAGCGTGACGGGGGTCTGGTCGAGCGAGGCCAGCGCCTGCTCGGCGTCGATGTACTTGCCGGGCACCCCTACGACCTTAGGGGCGTGCCGAAGCACTGGAGCGTGGCGGTCCAGGCAGTCTTGTCGCCGCCGCCCATCGCGTTGACCTCAGCGGTGGCGCTGAATGTGACGACCTCGGGGGTCGTGGCGGCGGGGCTGGTGATCTGGTACATCAACATGCCGGCGAGTCCGGTCATGTCTTGCGTCGCCTCGACGGCCGCCTGTCCGGGGTCGCGCACGCCGTCAACGACGGACTCCATGCGGGCACCCTTGAGGGAGTAGGTGTAGCCAAGGCCGATGCGGACCGGCTTGGCGACGCCGTTGTCGTTGGCGTCCATGTAGTCGACCGTGCGGCTTGACACGGCCTGGGCGATACCGTCTTCGTCGAGGCCGCCGATGTCCGTGTAGACGGGCGTCTCGACGGTGCCGGTGTTCACTGCGATTTTGAAGTCTCTGCTCAGAACTTTGTCGGGCGTGCCGGGCATGTTATGCTCCTCTATGTCTGGTGGTTCTCAGTGGTTCTGCTGGGCTGGTCTACCGGGCTGGCGGTCGCGGAAACGGCCGCCGGCCCACTAGTCTCGGTGGGCGGTGAGTGCCCTGACGTGCAGGGCGAAGTTCAGCGTGTAGCGGTAGCGGTTCTTGAGGTCGGTGCCGATGTTGACGGGCGCCGTCTGGGACGACTCGCAGACGATGAGCGAGACCTCGTCGGGGCCGCCGGGGTCGAGCACGGTGTAACGCAGCCCCTGGAGGGCGTTGTAGAGGGCCACAGCGCGTTCCTGCGGGGTCACCGGGTCATTCGGCGCGCCGCGCACCATGATCTGCACGGTGGGCTCGTCGTAGCCCCACGTGGCCGCGGCCGGAGTCGGGTTGCCGCCCGTCGAGAGAATCATCACGTCGACGTCCGGCGTGTCCGGCAGGTGCTCGAGGAAACAGTCGCCGCCGGATGCCTGTGAGTAGGTGACTAGCGTCTCATCGTCCAGGTACTTGGCGAGGGCGCGCGAAATCATCCCATCTTCCCCTTGATGCTCACGCCGATTTTGACGCCGAGTAGCTTGGCGGTTTCCTTGGCGGCCATTTCCAACCACTTGGCGCGGCCGGTCGTGTGCGGGGCCGTCGTGTCCTCATGCACCCACACCGGGAGCAACGGCTTGTCGGATGGGCCGACGTATGAGACCTGGGCGCGCAGTCCAGACTCGTCGACCTCTGCCTTGCCGGAGTCGCGCAGGAATCCGCCGCCGGTATTGGGCGACACGGGCACGTCCGGGGTGGCAACGCGCAACAGTTCGTCGGCTGCATCCTTGAGCGCCGCGGCTGCGGCGGCGTGCATCCTCGCCTTGACCGCGGCTGTGTGGTCTGCGCGGACAACAATGCTGGAAAGGCTCACGTGGCCTCAGTCTCTTTCTTGGGCTTGGGCGCGGGCTTGACGTGCTTGACGCCCGGCTTCTTGCCCGGCTTCAGGTCCGGCATCTTCTGGTCAAACCACATGACGAGGTTTGAGTGCGGCAGCTTGTACCAAGGCATCGGTCAAACCTCCTGAGTTGTCATTTGCATGTGACTTTGACCTGCACGGCCTCGCCGGGACGCCCCTGTGGACCAGCCGTGATGACGTAGGTGATGGAGCCGTCAATCACGACGCGAGCCCCAGGGACGAACGGCTCCGCGTCGTCGGGGTGGACGTATGCGGTGACTTCGGAGACGGTCTCGGCGCCCGCTGCGTCGCGTACCAACTGGCGCTGGTAGGAGACCTTGCCGAGCACGGTGAGCGGGTCTTCGTACAGGGTTCCGTCGCCGCCTTCGCCGAGAAGCTTCTCGACCGTTATCGAGTCTCGGCGCAGGCTGCGGGGGAGCGTCTTCACAGCAAATCTTCGTAGGCGAACCACGGAACGGGCTCGTTGCTCCCGGCGACGGTGACGAACTGGGCAGCATCGACGGCCGGCAGCATGCCTTGAAGCTCCAGAGTCCCGACACTCGACTTTCCGGCGGCCAGGCGCATGGTCTGTTTCTCCGTCGGGGTGAAGTACACGCCGGCATCGCTGCCCGCCGACACGCGCCAGCTGTAGTCGCCGATGGTCTCCCCGCCGAGCCCCAGAGGGTTCTCGTAGGCGCGCCGCACGACTGTGCAGACCGTCGCCGTGATGGCCCCGGGTACTTCGGGCGCCACGTTGTCGACGACTGCGTATGTGGTCCCCGTGATGTCCGCTGCCAAGGCGCAGGCGTCGTCAAGGAGAGCGCCGACCCGCTCTTCGTCGGCTGCCGGGATGGTGTTTTCATAGCGGACCTGGAACTCGTCGAAGCTGACAAAGCTCATGACAACGTCGATGTCGTCTTCGCCGGTGGGTACGTAGATGGTCATCTCATCACCCCTGCACGCTGATACTGGCGTCGACAGGACCGTCCCACTCGGCACCTTCCGAACGACCGTCAAAGTAGGCGGGGGCGGTGGACGCTTTCACGGGCAGGATGTCGTCGATGGTTATGTCGAGCGTGTCGCCCTCTGAAATACCGGAGACCATAATAAAAGTGGTACAGGAGGTCGTCCCGGCCGGCATGGTGCCGCCTATCTCTTCGTAGCGGACGGCGCTTCCCGTGAGGTCGATATGCCGGTTACCGTCCCCGTCGAATGCGCCGCCGCCCCAGTTCTGGGCAAGGCATCTCAACTCGACCTTCACTCCTGTTGCGGAACCCTTTGCCAGAAGGCTCACGCTCACTGGGTCGCCGGGGGCGAATGATCCGGCGGGGCCGTAGCTGAGGATGTAGAGGTTTTGATTCGTGTCGCCAGATACGCCGGTGTACTGGACGCGCTGCGCGTATGAGCCATTGGCTCCGAGAGCGGCCACGATGGAACATACGGGGGTGCCGGCAACATCCGTGTTGTCTAGGGTCCATCCGTCAGCCAGCCCATCCGAGTTCGAGTCCAGTTCGCAGCTTGGGTACATGCAGTAGTTGACGACGAGCTTTGCTGTGGTGACGGCGCCGGAAGAGTCAATGGTGAGCGCCCAAGTGTCGTCTCCATCACTCAGATACACGGTCTTGAAGGCGCGAGCCGCACTGCCCACTCGCGACTCGTTGTTCTTCGCAGGCTCGAAGTCCCCGTCAGCCCGCACGTCGCCTCCAGCAGTAAGTCCCCCAGAGGTGGTCAGATTCCCGGCCGGGTCGAGGTCCAGAATGTCATCGACCAACCCAACACGGCTCGGGAAGCGGAGGGCGCGGGGGTGGATATTCAGGACGCTCCCCACCTGCCCGTCGGGGAACTCCAGATGGAAACAGTCCTCATTGGGGTCGACGTTATCGGCGGCCAGCATGAAAAATGGCGTTCCGGCGTCGTCCATGCTCGCCGAGGCTGTGGAGCCCATTTGCACCCGGCCCGGAGATGTCGTCTGGACGTTGAGACGGTCGGGGGTGAACGCCCCACCGAGTGCCGTATCGAATAGTTGGATGAACAGGGACGTGGCGTCGCAGCCTACTCCCGCGCTCCTAGTAGCGACAGGACTCGCAAAAGCAATGGGCAATGCGCCGACGCACATCGCGTTGGCGAATGTTGGCGTGCCGGTCACTACGTCGTTGCTATTAAGCCCTAGTGCCCCGATGTCACCGGGGGTCGCCACCACAATCGACAGCGGCCTCGGCGTCGCGTCACCGCTCGCTACCACGTAGGGTTCGGGCACTGTCGCCCAGAAGTCGACGATTCCGGTCGCGGGCACGACGCAGGGATTCGCCAACGGGCTGCCGCCGGACGCCGCCGCATAGATGTCCGATTCGATGGTCCTGGCCGCGTCGTCGTAGACGGTCAGGGAGTGCCCGGCGGCGACGGCCCCGGTCGGGTGCCGTGCTTCGGTGTAGACGTGGTATCTCATAGATCACCTCCCGTGAATGCATTGCGTGCGCCGAGGCCGTGACTGAGAAAGCCCACGGCCTCGGCGCTGTTTGGGTTGTGGGTTAGACGCCGAGCGTGAGCTTCACGGCACGGACGAGGATCGGGGCGCCGGGAAGGTCGACGGTAGGGGGCTTGAACTGACCGTTGACGTCAACGGTGCCGACATCCTTGACCACGTCGCTGCCGATCCACGAGCTGCCGATGCAGCGGTCGCGGACGTACAGCGGGTCGTAGTCCTTGATGACGCGGATCGCGAAGCCGCCGGCGGACTGAGACGCGCCCCACGTAGCACCGTCAGGCACGACAGGCGCACGGCTGGAGAGGACGAACGCCGTCTTGTGGATGGCGTAGCACTCGTCAGGGGCGATGCCGTTGGCCAGCACGACGTGGAACCCGCCGTAGTTCGTCGAGATAGTCGCGTCGGTGAGCGCGTTCTGCT